ATTCCTTACCGACCAATTTTGTGAAGCAGGCGAACTGCTTCTTTGTTAGCAATTCCCGCGCTATCTCCTTGGCATTGACCTGCATTAGTGCTGGTCTTTCCTTGTAGATGACGGTGGCGGGTATTGCTGGCTGTGGTGCAAAGGCAGCGTTGACCAATAGTGATGTCATTGCTGAAACCCCGATGATAATGGCGATTCCCCGCCACGTTTTTCGTCTGTTAGTTGTGATTGGATTTCTCCTTCCAATTTCACACCAGCACGCTTGAGAACAGTCGTTACATACGAATGCTCAAGATAAAGTGCTGCTGCGATTTCTTTTGGTGTGCAACCCGACCCGAACATCACACGGACCTTTTCCGCATAGTTGGCGCGTGGAGCATTCGCATAACGTGCGTTAAGCATTCGCTTGCGTTGCTCTGGCGTGAAACCCGCCCATATTCCATAGGGGATTTCGTTGTCGAGTGCATAGTCCAAGCACTCCTTTCGTTCGATACAGCCATCACACATCTTGCGGATGGCAGGGAGCGACGTTCGCTCTTGTGCGCGTGATTCTGGAAAGAAGATATTTGCATCTTCAATCTCTTTGCATTTGGCTCTTGGCAGGTTGGGGATGATGGGAATGAATTCAAAAAAATTCACAACCTCTCCTTCAGCCAGGAATCCAAATCCTGAACCACGAAAGCCTTCTCGATGGAAGAATTCCTGCGCTTGATAATTACAAACGCAGGTGGCGTCTCATCTAAATTACGCGCTTTGGCGTAGTTCTTAGATTCAACAACCGCTTCTTCCCAGAAGGCAGGTAAAGAAATGGATTTGCGGTTCTTCAACTCAAGGATATGAGTCTTGCCCGCGATGATGGCAACAATGTCGCCTTCATCATTCTGACCCGAAAGTCGCAAACGCTCTGCCGATATTCCGTGAGAACGCAACCACTTGAGAACTCCCAGTTCGAAAGCAGCACCTTTACGACCATTCGGGTTGGCCATTACTTTACCAACTCTAGTTTTGCGGGCTTCTTGTTCATCGCCCGATATTCTTTCACAATCATAATCAGTTGCTCTGCCAGGGTCAGTGCCTCTGCCTCTGTCAATTTTGCAATCTTGCAAATGACATCGGGCATTCCAGCACGGACTTTATCAAGGCGCATTGCAGCATCTAAATGCTTGAGAGCATCAATACTGGCAAATTCTTTAAGTCCTGCAAGGTCAATTAGATTCACCTGGTCGGTGACATCTTCCAGCAGGTCTAGGTTGGCATCGCGCTCTTCAAGGTAGATGGCAAATTCCCCATCCCCTGTGGCGTGGACGCTAAAGAGTGGCTCTCTATGTCTCATTTGCGCTCCAATGCCTGCTGCATCTTCTTCTGGCTAGAATCCCATTCCTGGGCCTGCTTGATGGCCTCATCCAGCGGGCTGGCGTCATATCGTAGAACGGCCAGGATAACCCCTAGAATCCCCGCTAAAGCCCCAATAATGACTATCTGGTCCATATGGACCCCCTTTCGTTTGGCCTAAGTATGCACCCAGGCACTGACAGTCTAGGGGCGACACGCAGGAATGGCTAAATTGGGTTGTATGGACAATCGTATGGACATCTGCTTTAATTGACCTATGGGGAAAGGCCCCAGGAAACGGAAGAAGAAAATGAATACACTATCAACACCAACAGCAAAAGCACTTGTTACAAAAGCAGGTCTTATATTTTATGCACAAGACGCAAGACGCTTTTATACAACTTGCGGTTTTCAAACAGCAAGAATTTATACACGCAATTCAAATGCAAGATATGGTTTTGGTTACAAAGTGGTTGGACTTAAATACTTTGGCAATTCTGACCGCGCAGAAGTAGCGATGCTCAAGATGCGTTTGTATCTAACAGAGCAAGGCATCAAATACACATTAGATGGTAAGGACAAAATTATTTTGGTTGATGACCAAGCGCTACTTAACCGCATACAGGCAGATGGAGTGTGTGCATAATGAAAACCAAAGAAGAATATTTAGAAGCGATTGAACAACAAGTTCAACGCAGGCGTGAGGCTATAACAGCAATGGCTGAAATAACCAAAACAAACTACACAGAAATTGCATTATTGGAGCAAGCACAAATTGCTGCAAATGCATTTCATCAAACACGAACATTGAGAGCAGAAATGAAAAACGTTTTTCCAACTCAATGCACCTGTGCCTGTGACCAGCACCGACAGGAGAAAGAATAATGCTAGACGTACTCTTTGGAATGCATCTTGGCGGTTGGAAGGCGTATGTCCAGTTTTGGTTCTGGACAGGTCTTGCTTTGATTATCGTTCTACGCTGGATGAAAAGGAATATGCGATGAGCGCAATAGGCAATTACTACTTAACTCTGCAAACCGATGCAATTGATTATCTTGCCGAGCAAGGCATTGATAAAGAATCACTTTGGGATGTTTCAGAAGATAGTTACCACTTTGTTGTGGCTCTTGCTGAGATGCACCGCAACGATGTCAGTATTGATACCATCAAGCGCATTATGAGCGAGGCACATCTATGAGCGCAATGAAGAATCTATTTATCGAACTGACAACAGCGATGGAACACATTGCTAAAAAACTTACAGAAGCAACCGAGTCAGGCGATGCCGACATTATGGAAGCGACTTGCAATGTATCAATTGAATTCTTGCAAATCTGCGCCGATGCTTTTGCCCAGGTTCGCCAAGGGTCCAGCAATGGAAATTAGAAGATGCCCTAAATGCCATCAGATTGACTGGCAGCAAGGTTTTCACATCCCGTGCAACTGTAACCGAAAGGAAAAGAAATGAACAAGGTAGATAAATTCATACATCAAGCAGGTGAGCATTTATTGGTTTTGCGTGAGAATAAAGAACTAGAAGCAAGATGGGCAATCTTGAGAAATCTACAAGATGTCCTGCCAAGTTATGTCGAAGAACTAGAGAGAAGAATTACAAAGGAGAAGAAATGAAGAAGATTCGTTCCGTCCGCGTCAGCGATTCGCTCTGGCAGAAGGTAAAAGCCAAAGCCAAGGGAGAAGATAAAACTGTCAGTGAAGTAATTACTAACGCGCTGCGTGACTATGTAAAACCTTAGCAATAAAAGAAAAATCCCCTACACAGGAAAGGTGTCTGTGTAGGGGTTTTTCCTATCGCTAGGGGTAAAAACTATTGTTTATCTTGATTGCGTTTTATCTCGGCAAGTTCGGCGGCAATACTTGCATACGCTGCCAAATCCACGAAAGTGTCATCTTTTGAGTATTCAAAGTTTTGTTGCAGTCTGGCAATCTTCACCAGCGCCATACATATTGCAACCTGCATTGGCGATACTTCTGTCCCAAGGTATGCAGACCACAAGACTGCAATTCTTCTGTGGTTCTCATAAGGTGCGCCATAATCTTCTTGACGGTCACCATACATCAGCCCTTCGGCTGCTGCTAAGATTTCTTTGCGCTTCATATTCCCCCCTTGATAGGTTGCGAAAGTTAGCACACCTTTAGACTAATCTGAAGCCTATGGCAAACATTGCAATGCTCTGGTTCGGCAATCCTATGACTGGCATCCAGCGCCTGTCTATACGCTCATTTCTCAACCACGGCCACAGCGTGACAATTTTCACCTATGGCACCATTGAGGCACCTGATGGTGTTCTCTTTAGGGATGCGGGGGAATTCGTTGCCGAAGATAAACTTTTTTTAAGTCACGACAGTTATGCCGCTTTCAGCGACATCTTTCGTTATCGCTTACTTGCCAAAGAAGATTTTATTTGGGCAGATGCCGATACGATATGTCTCAAGCCTGACTGGAACTTTGGCGATTATATCTTGAGTTTTCAAGAGCCATATAAGGTCACAAATAATGTTCTAGCCTATCCAGCCAATTCAAGCCTTGCTCAATTTCTAAAGCAAGAAGCAATCTATGAAGAGAACAAAGCGTATGACAATCTTGGGCCAGTTTTGCTCACTAGGATGATTGCAGAGTTAGGTCTTGGAGCATACGTTCTACCGCAAAAAACTTTCAATCCTTTGCATTGGACTGAGTACTCTGCGCCTTATGATGCAGGAATGACCGAAGAAGTTTTAAGCAAGTGCAAAGACTCCCACGCTATTTCTTTATCTAATTATCTATTAAAGTTTTACGGCTTTGACCGCGAAAACTTCCCCGTCGGTAGCGCAATTGCCTACTGGAATCAAATGTTCAAATAATAAAATCTTGGTAATTCATCAAAGTTTTGCGGATGTCTGAGATACCAATAGTTTGAGTCACAATTGATGGATAAGCCATATAGGTCTTGATATTTGGGTGCATTAGGCCATACATCACATCAATTGGATGTTCTTCATTAAGACTGCAAGCAATCAAGTCATCAAAGATTTCAGCCTTAGCGCCGTAAGCGTGAGTTGTAATGTTTCCGTGAGTCAGTCGCAACTCTTCAATGCCAACATCAATGATGGAGTAAGGCCAAGAGCCTAGATAAAGCATTTGCCAGTCATCAGGCAAAACTTGGGTTATGCGTTCAAAGGCTTGATTAAAATTAGGTTTGAATTCAGCATCATCTTCAAAAATAAATAAACGCTTAACGCCGTCAGCCTTGGCATCGACCAAGGCATTGTGATGGCTACGCGAACACGCTTTCGCCCCGTCAATGCCTAAAACCTGGGCATCAATTGCGCTATATCTAACGAAATCAATACCCAGGTCATTTACTTGACTTTCAAATTGTCTTAAACGGTCTATTCGATGGTCTAAGTTAATAACTACTATGCGGTCAAAGTAGTTATTGATGTGCATTAGTCCTCTAAATCTTCTAACTCGGTGTAAAGTGCTTCTTCAGTTTTCTTATCCTCAACACGTTGAGCATACTCACCAAGACCAAGAGCAGATAAAACAAATGCAACTGCTGCCTCGGTTGGCATCTCTGGTGAGATGGCTGAAACTAGCAGAGCAACTGCCGATGAGACAAAGGCTGCAATGCGAGCAGGATTGTTATGAATAAATGTTTTCAATTTTTCCATTCTTACTCCTTGAACTTAGGTCTGCCAAATCCCACGATTGAGACTGGCTCCTGACGCTTCACTTTGAAACGACGGGTTTTTTTATATGTGCGGGTCTTAAAGACAACCATACCGCCATTTCGCTGGTCGCCTTTGGAATCTCCTGAAGTATTGCCTTCAATTGTATGGACAATGCCCTTGCGAGCCTCTACGCCGATGACGATGCCGATGTGGGAGATACGCTCAACGCCATCGCCTGGGAAGTCAAAGAAGGCAAGGTCGCCTGGCTCTGGCGTGGCGGTGGCGGCGTCCTGCCATTGCTTGCGCGATTGGAATGCCTGCGCCCCTGCCGATGTCAATATGACATTGGGGATAACTAGGCCGACCTTCTTGGCGCACCACATAATGAAACTGCCACACCAAGGCAGGTAATTAGCGCCCATTGCTTTGCCAAATTTTGTTTGATTGTCTTTGGGTCCTTCAATATAACCAACTTCGGCCCAGGCTACTTGAATGAATCTGTCGCGTTGATTCACTTGCGACTGCGCCTCTGCTTTGTTAACAATAAACCATAAATCTCATCAACGCGCTCTTCTAGGCG